CCGCTGGCGTTGCTGGACGATGCCGCCGAAGAGATCGAACGACTGCGGCTCACCGACGCGGAGCGGGAGGCGATTGCCGGGGCCATGGTATGCGTGAAACAGATCGGGCCGGCTCATCTGCTATCCACGCTGCGGGGGCTGCTGGAGCGGTGCGCTAGATAAAGTAGCCTGGAGACCTGTCGCCGTGGGCTACATTTCGTATCTGATGTGTATCACTTTTGATAACTTTGCGACATGAAAGCCACCCTGACCTACACGCTGCCTAAAGAGCAAGCCGCCTACGACGCCGCCAGGCTCGGCAGCGAGGCACTCGCCACCCTCTGGGAGATCGACCAGCACTGCCGCAGCCTGTTGAAGCACGGCGAGCCGACCAGCGAGGAGCAGGCGCTGGCGGAGGCGATACGGGCGATGATTCCGGGGGAGTTGCTGGAGGTGTAACTGCAAGGGATGCGGCATTCTGCCGTATCGTGAGGGCAGGCCACGAGTCGGGCCAGACCCGCGCCAAGGAGTGCCGCGCCAAGGAGTGCCCATGTCTCAGGTAAAGATCAAGCGTCAGTTTCGCATCGTGACAGTCAACGTAGGCACCGCCACCGCCAGCTGCACTACGCTGCGTACGGAAGACATGGCCGGTGCTGTCGTGCAGATCGGCACAATTTCGACCAACGCTACGCTGCGTACGGAAGACATGGCCGGTGCTGTCGTGCAGATCGGCACAATTTCGACCAACGCTGCCACGCTCCAGATTTGGGGCAACACGGACGAGGCCGGCACCTTTGCCCGGTTGTACGACGCCGGCGGATCCGCAGCGGATATCACTCTGGCACCCAGTGCCACGGTCGCCACTGTGTACGCATTGCCTGAACAAAGATCGTGGCAGCCACCACCAACAGCGAGTGCGTGGCCAGCGTCGTCGTTAAGAGCTGATGCCAACACGAATCCCAACCCACAGGCCGCTGCGTCTGCGATCGTCCCGCCCACAGCGAGACGAATCAAACAGGCCCAACGCGGCAGCCCGTGGGTATTGTTCTAAGGCCCACAGGGCCTGGCGGCTGGCCGTGCTTACTCGAGACGCCTGGACATGCCAGCGATGCGGTAGGGTCGCAGACGGCCACAAAGAGGCCCATGCTGACCACGTGGTGCCGATTAGCCAGGGCGGGGCACGCTACGACCTAGCCAATGGGCAGACGCTTTGCCACGGTTGTCACTCAATGAAGACCGGGCTGGAGCGACGGTAGGGTGGGTCAGAAGTGTGGGTCGAAGGTGGCCGGAAACCGCCCGGCTTACTTTTGCGTACACGTCCGCAGAATTCAGCGAGGTTTTTGCCATGACTGCTCGAGGCCGCCGCCCGACGCCGGCCGCCGTTAAACGACTCGCCGGAAATCCTGGCAAGCGCCCGATACGCCCGGATCTTGCCGCGCCGTCTGGGGTGCCGGAAATGCCCGGTCGATTACTCGTTGATCCGGTAGCCGTCGCTAAGTGGACCGAAACGGTTCCGCTGCTTGTGGAATTGGGAACGCTCACGCTGGCGGACGGCGAAGCGTTGGCGACGTTGTGCGAAGTGCATTCTGCGGCGCAGTCGTGCCTGCTCGAACTGCGTGCTGGTGGCCCTGTCATCCGCACGGATCTTGGTGGCGTGAAGCCCAACCCAGCCGGGCCGCTCTATCGCAGTCTGGTAGGGTTGCAAACATCGCTGTTGGGCGAGTTCGGACTGACGCCAACATCACGGGTGCGACTCGGTGGCAAAGAAGAGAAGCCCACGGACGAAGTCGAAGAGTTGAGGGCCAGGCCAAGTACGAGCGCGTGGTCGCCTTCTTTGAGCGTGTGCTACGGCACAGCAAAGGCCAGAACGCCGGCAAGCCGTTTGTCCTGCTGCCGTGGCAGCACCACGTGCTGCGTGAGCTGTTTGGGCGAGTCAACCCAGACGGCACGAGGCAGCACCGGATCGGCTATATCGAACTGCCCAAGAAGCAGGGCAAGAGCACCACAGAGCACCACGCTCGCCGGGATCGCCCTGTATATGACCATGTTCGACTCGGAGCCGGGGGCCGAGGTGTACGGTGCAGCTGCTGACCGTGAGCAGGCAGGGATCATCTACCGCGAGGCGTCCAGTATGGTCCGGTCAAGGCCAGCGGCTCGTTCTACCGTGTGCTGAGTGCCGATGCGTTCCGGGCCGAGGGGCTCAACATTCACGCCCTGCTGTTTGACGAGCTGCACGCCCAGCGGGATCGCCGGCTGTGGGACCCCTGCGGTACGGTGGGGCGGCCCGGCGGCAGCCGCTGCTGCTGTCGATCACCACGGCCGGCTACGACCGGAAGAGCATCTGCTGGGAGCAACACGCCTACGCAGAGCGGTGCATCGCCGATCCCACGGTAGACCCGGCCTTCTTCGGGTGCATCTACGCTGCCGGTCCTGACGACGACTGGCAATCGGAGAAAACCTGGCACAAAGCAAACCCGTCACTGGGCCAGACCATCACGGTGGAGTCGTTTGCCGCAGACGCTCGAGAGGCGGAGCAGAGCCCGAGCAAGCTGAATGCGTTCTTGCGGTACAGGCTCAACGTCTGGACGACGCAGGACGTGCGGTGGTTGTCGCCAGACGCCTGGGGTCGTTGCGGCGTTCCGCTACGGGGCGACCTAGAGAAGCGAATCTGGTACGGCGGGCTCGACCTAGCCAGCACTACCGACCTGTCGGCCCTAGTGCTCGTCAGCCAGGACGACGACGGCACGTTTGATGTGTTGCCGTTCTTCTGGGTGCCCGAGCAGAACGCAGCAGAGCGGACGCTGCGGGATCGGGTTGACTACCTGGGTTGGATCCGAGATGGCCACATCCGGGCTACGGACGGCAATGTCACGGACTACGACGTGATCCGCCGTGACATCGTGCAGCTGTCGCAGCAATACAACATCCGGCAGATCGGAATCGACCGATGGAACGCCACGCAACTCTCGACACAACTGCAAGGAGATGGCATCGACGTAGTAGGTTTTGGACAGGGCTTCGGATCAATGTCAAGCCCCAGCAAGCTGACCGAGAACCTGGTGTGCAGCGAGAAGATGCGACACGCGGGGCACCCGGTGCTGGCGTGGATGGCTGCGAACGTGGCGATTCAGAGCGATCACCAAGGCAACATAAAGCCGAGCAAGCAGAAGAGCACGGAGCGAATCGACGGCATGGTGGCACTGGTGATGGCACTGGGCATTCACGCCACAGCCACGGCCCCGCCGCCTGAACAATCCTGGGACATCGTCACGATATGATCGCACGCACCGAGACCGCCGACGAGAAGAGCTACCGGATCATCGATCTGAGAAACTCATACGGCGACGGTTGGAGCGAGGGCAACGCCCGCACGTCTGCCGGAGTTCGAGTGACGGCGGAAACCGCGCTTGAGTGCAGCACGGTGCTGGCCTGCGTGAGGCTGATCGCAGAGAACGTGGCCACCGTGCCGTTGCACGTGTACCGCCGGCTGCCAGAGGGCGGCAAGGAGCGAGCCCGAGACCTGCCGCTGTACCGGATGCTGCAGCAACAGCCCAACGGCTGGCAGACGAGCTTCGAGTTCCGGGAGATGCTGACGGCGCACTGCCTGCTGTACGGCAACGCCTACGCCGAGGTACGGTCCGGCCCGTCTGGCGCTGTGAGCGAGTTGTGGCCATTGCACCCAAGCAGGATGCGAGTGGAGCAGCTCGAGGACGGGACGCTGAAGTACTGCTACCGGGAGCAGCGTGGCACCGAGAGCATCTATCGGCAGGACCAGATCTTTCACCTGCGTTGGCTCAGCAACGACGGCGTGATGGGCATGCTGCCGATCACGTTATCGCGGGACGCGATTGCCCTGGCCCAGGCGTTGGAGACGCACGGCGGTGCGTACTTTGGCAACGCCTGCCGGCTGTCAGGCCTGATGGAATCGGACAACCCAATTACGGTGGAAACGGCTGAGCGACTCCGCGAGCAGTTTGAGCGGATGCACCGTGGCCCTGATCGTGCCCACCGTACGGCAGTCCTTCCGCAAGGCGTGCACTGGAAGGACGTGCAGAGCACGAACGAGGCCAGCCAATTCCTGGAAACCCGCCAGTATCAAGTGATCGAAATCTGTCGCGCTTACCGGGTGGATCCGTCGTACGTGCAAGACAAGACGAAAGTGGGCTACGCCAGCCAGGAACAGGCAGCTATCGATCTAGTACAGCAGACGCTGCTGCCTTGGTTCCGACGCTGGGAATCGGCAATTACCCGCGACCTGGTCGTACGCGACGACATCTTCTTCGCTGAGTTTGACACCCGTGGCCTCTTGCGTGGCGACCTGGCGGCCCAGGCCAACTGGCTGCAGACGATGCTGAACACCGGCATCTACTCGATCAATGAGTGCCGCGAGGTGCTCAACATGAATCCGATCGGCCCTAACGGCGATCAGCGGTACATGCAGGCCAACCTGACGACGATGCAGGGCCTGGCAGCCACCGCTGCCGTCGGCAACGCTGGCGAGCCGTCGCCGGCCGACAACCTGCCCTTGTCCTACGTGGACAACCTGCTGGACGGGCCAAACATCGACAACAACACGCCAGTGCGGCCGAGCGGCCCAAGAAGAAATGAAACTGGAACGTCGAGACGTACCGCTGCCGCTGGCAGTCGAAACCCGTGAAAGCGGCTCGCCCGTCATTCGAGGCATGGCCGCCCGCTACAACACCCGCAGCGTCGATCTGGGCGGGTTCACCGAAGAGATCCGGCCTGGTGCGTTTGACGCTGTGCTGCAGTCCGAAGGGCGTAACGTCGTCGGCCTGTACAACCACGAGAGCAACTACGTGTTGGGCACCGAGCGGGCCGGCACGCTGCGGCTGGCGGCCACCGCCGACGGCCTAGCCTACGAAATCGACCCGCCAGCCACCCGCCAAGATGTGATCGAGTTGATCCAGCGTGGCCTGTTTGGCAGTTCGTTTGCCTTCACGGTGGCCCGAGACGGAGACGAGTGGACGACTGACGACAGCGGAAAGCACCTTCGCTACATCCGTGCTATTGATGGGACGACGTAGGCCCAGTGCTGACGCCGGCCTATATCGACACGTCCGTGGCAGTTCGTTCTCTGGAAAAGCATTTGCAGACGCACCGACCGGCGCTGAAGCTGCCGGCACTTCGACGGGACGCGCGGACCGAGAAGGCGATTCGTCGTTTCTTGAGGCAGCATGGCCGCAAAGTCGGGTGATGTTTGCCAGCATTGCCGCTCAGCAAGGCTGGGCGTGTACGCATCGGTGAACCGTGGTGGCGTGTGCATTCGCTATCTGCGCTGCGCTGCGTGTCGGCGCACGGATAAGCACGTGGTGAAG